CACCAGTTGCTCCACCCAAGCCGGTCACACCGACTGGGATCGCGCCTGCTGGCAGATATACGCCTGTGCCTGCAAGGACTTGTGTGCTGTCAAACGTGACCGTCACATGTGCCTTGAAAGTAGCCGGGGTTCCTTTACCGTTGCCGGAAGGATTGCCCATGCCTCGTTGCCGAATGTATCCGGCGAATGTCGTTCTCTTTCCCATCTGTCTGTCTCCAGTCTCTTACGAGTCGTCAGGGTGGGCTGGCTGGCTTCTCGCCAGCGGAATACCTCAGCATCCCTTGCAGCCCATAGTTAAAGACCGGAACGTGGTGAGGGTTAGGCTCCACAGATTTTGCTGCGGCACCCCCTCACGGTAGGTTAGGCAAGCCATGCCTCACCACGCTCGGTCAAGCTCGTTAAGCGTTGCCGCTCGACGCAAACGCGCCACGGTAGTCAGACCAGCCGAACGAATAGCGTTCACGCGCTTTGTAACGCATGTTGCCGGTCTCGAAGTCGCCTTCGAGTCCTCGCTGGATGTTCTTACGAACCATGTGCTTCAGACCGTCCTGACAGTCAGTGGTCAGGAACCATGCTGACGGATCAGTCAGACGATGATTCTTGAACACGCCACCGGGGATCATGCCCATCTTCTTCATGGCGTTTACGTCGTTGTCAGCTGTACCGGGACGGTACGGGCTGGACAGCAGACGTTCGGCCACGAACATCAGATCGGGCGGTACGATCAGCTTCTGCGCCTTGATGGCGATGGGGATGGCCCTCTCGTCAACGAACTTGCTGATTGCGATCATCGCCTCTTCGAGAGACGTTTCACTCAGGTCAGCCTGTGTCGTGAACGTGTTGGCCTGCGTTCCACCACCAAACAGCGGGTGAGCAGTGTTGAACAACGAGACATTATCGCCACCGGGGAAGGAAGCGTTAAAACCGTTGTTGAGGATGGCAGCACCTTTAACTTCTTTGGTGTGCTGCATCGAACGTGCAAGTGCCTTCGAGTACTTGCTGCCGATGCTGCCGTACAGGTTGTCTTCCTCGGCCTCTTCCGTGAGCGCGAAAGCCAGAGCAATCGTCTCATGGACGTACCTGCTGACGAACGCCTCGCCACCCTGATCGTATGCGACCGGAGCGCCTTCAGCCTTAACAGGCGCACCTGCCAGACCAGCGAGCAGTACGTCTTCTTCGTACGCCTTGGTAGAGTTTTCGACGTTGAAGATCGGTCGCCATTCCTGCTCGTAGCGACGATACTCCATACCGAAGACCGTGTTCAGCCCTTCTTGCAATTCCTTGCGAAAACGGGCGCGATTCATAATAGCCATTAGATGCCTCCCGTTTAGACTGGTGTGTAAGAGCCGGTGTTGCGATGGCCTTCGTTGACAAGAACTTCAACTTTGGCATCTGCACCGTACTCAGAAGGGTTGATGCCATCAGGCTCTTTTGCGAGACCGATGACGAGGAATTGACCATCAGCGCCGTAGACTGCGCCATTGACTTCAAACCCTGATACTCCGGTGGCGGCATTACCCGTTCCAGCCAGAAGATCAGCAGCCTGACCAATGTCAGCTTCAGCGATGGTCGTGCATTGTGCGCGATAGACGATGTTCGGATCGGTGTACACGAACGCTACTGCGTCCTGTGTTCCCGCCGTGACCGTACCATCCACCCACTGTTTCGCCCAGACGACATCGCCGTTTGCTGCAACGTAGCGGCACCCGGCGAAAACGCCGAGAAATGCTTCGGTAGCTGCCGCAACAATTACGTCACGACCGGTTCCGGTGAGTTTTACAACGTCACCGAGAAAGATGTCACCTGCGGTTCCAGAAGGGATAGTAAAGCTATCATCGTACCGCACCGTGCCACCGTTAAGGTGACGTACGGGATTGAACCCGTTAGGTGTGTCGAGATTTGCCATTGAACATTACTCCGTTAGTCATCGTCAGCCACCCTTAATCCGGGGTGGGTCACCGATGTTTTATGTTCCTTCACTATCGGATGACCGGCTATCTGAGTTGACTCAAGGTCATGTTCAACGGATTCCATCTGCCTGCGGGTTGCGAGGTCGATGGCTTTTTTGCGCTGCGCAAGGACACGAGAGTCGATTTCCATCAGTATCAGGTCATCCACCACAATCATCCCTTCGTTTGAATCAGCGAACGTCGCATAGATGCGCCACTCTTCATCCAGCGTGTCAGGAGAGCGGGGTCGCCATCCTTCGCGCCAGTTGCGATTCAAGTTTTTGGGATCATCCGCACCCCGGAGTGACTTCCTTACCCAGCGTTGCGTCATGCCTTCACGTGCCGGTGGCGCGTCAAGACTGGACGGACGTATGTAAGGGGCCGCTTCAAGCGGGTGGGTGGCATCGTACTCCGACATCTCGTCCACACGAGATTCGTGTCCATGGTCTACGCCATGGTCTGTCACAGCAGGCTTCTGCGGTGACTTCTTGCTTTGCGTTTTCTTGGCAGTCATCGGTTCGCTCCTGAGTCAGCTTCACGCTTGTTACGGGCATATTCCTTCAGTACCTCTGGATCGTTTGTGTCCAGACCGAAGCGCCGCATGTTCGCGAAATCTTCCTCCCTGAGTTCAACTTTACTGCCACGATTCGACCGCTGGCGATTTTCGTCTCCACCGACTGGCGCTACTGGCGACCTTTTCGGACGCTTGCGCGGTGTCGGCTTATCATCTACATCGGCATCGGCAAAATCATCGTACAGTTCGGGCATCTTCGCCTTGATACGCTTGTCGAGTTCTTTGAAGTACTCGGGCGTGTTCGGGTCGAAACCTTCCTTGTACACCTCTCGATCAAGACGATTGGCCAAGAGGGTGGCTTTCTCGAAGCCCTCCCTCTTGTACCAGTCGCCCCTCTCAGACATCCATTCCGCAGCCGGGGCCACAGATTTCTCTGCCTGTGATGAAACTTTACCATCAAACGGTCGTACATTGCCATCTGGTGATAAATTCTCAAGGTCAGCCTCAGCCCTAGCTTTCGACGCTTTCCAGTTGGTCAGTTCGTCTGTCAGACGCACCTGATCTTTAGTCTTTCCGTCCTCGATAGCGCTATCAAGGAGTTCTAGCGTACGGGCTATTGCTGAGTCTGCCTGTTCGACGGTTCCCTTCAGTGAAGCCTTGTCCCGTTCGTATGCGTCCTTAGCCATTTCATTGGCTTGGTTCTCCCAGTAGTCTGCGCGTTCGCGCTCCTTGCGCTTCGCACGTTGCTCTCTGGCGATACGGGCTTTGACTCTCTTCGAGTACTCGTCATCCTCACTGTGACTACTTGCGTCATCTTCGTCTGCTGCACCGAGACCGGATTCATCATCGGGTACGATGTCGCCTACTTGGATGTCGTCGTCGCCTCCGTCATCTGCGTCTGCCGCTTGGTCAACGGGAGTCCGTGTGATGCCGTCGTCTTTCGTCTCAGCGTCCAAATCCACTGTTATCGGTTCGTCTTCTTGCACACCTCGCAAGTCCTCGAACACAATCTGGTTCTCTCCACTCATTTTATCACCCCTGCTATATGTACGCCCGGAAAGAAGCCGGGTCTTTCACGATCCCCATGATGCCGTCGTCATTCATCATCAGGTACTTGGTGCCTGCCTTGGTCACGATCTTCTGGCCACCGTATGTGCCGTACATGATCCAGTCGCCCACCTTTGGCTTCGGATCAATCTGGGACATGTCGATGCCGGAACGAGTCACGATCTTGTAGCACTCACTGCCCATCGCCACGATCTGACCGACGTAGGTCAGGTGTTCCTCTGACTGCTTCGCTTCATCAGGCAACACGATGCCACCAGCCGATTCACTCGGTGGCTCGAACGGACGAATCAGGACACGCCAACCTACCGGGATTACCGGCAGGTCAACGTCGATGTCTTGACTGGGCTTCTCGAAAGCAACCTCGGTCACATCTGGCCTCCGGGTGCCGGTGGCATCGGTGGCATCGGTGGCAGGTCTTCCTGTGAGTCTTGCTCTTCGAGCTGACGCAGCATGTTGTCAGCCAATGAGCCAGCTGCTTCCAGCCCCTCGTTGAAGCCGACCTTGCGCTTGTACTCTTCCATGTCTTTGCACTGGCCCTTGCCAAGCTGCATGGAGTTGTTAGCGACATTCTGTGCCACCAGTTGACGGAACTCTTTCACGAACTGTCTAAGTGTTACTTGCATTTTGCATTTTCCTTTTTGCTACGCCTGCCAGTTTATCGAGCAGTGTTTGGTAAGTTGCGCCGGTCTCCAATGCGGAACGGGCGAAGAGGCGAGGGGATACACCACGAACTCCCCGCTTGCGCAGGAACTCGCGTGCAGCACGAACGTCTTTGGGTTTGACGCTATCCACTCTACTGTGCCTTTTTCGTTGTCTTAGCTTTTGCTGCTGCCAGCTTTGTTTCTCTTTCGATCTTGGCTTCATTTGCTCTCGCTTCACGTTGCTCCTTGCGGGTTGCCATGAAGTCCTCTCGCTGCTCCTTGCTCATCGAGGCCAAGTCCTGACGTTCGATGTCGGCCAGCGTCTTCTCATCCTGTCGGGCCATCTCACGATCATGTGCATCGTCCAGTCTGGCCTGCTCACGCTCGAAGTCGTCCTCATCATCGGACGGCTGCATGATCTCGATCTGCGGCACCATCGCTGCCATCTGTGCGATCTTGTTCTCGATCTCAGGATCAAGCGGCTGCTCTGGCCCGTACGAACCCGGCTGCGGCAGGTTGCCACCCATCTGCCGTTGCATCTCCACGAAGTACTTGTACGAGTAATGCTCGGCCATGTGTGCCTGAATCAGCGGCCCCACCATCTCGATGGCCTCTTCGTTCAAGCCATTGGTAAAGTTCATGTGAACCGCGATGTGTGCGTCATGGTCTTGGTCGAGGAACGCATTGGCACCTTGGTTCTGCAAAAAGCCCATGTTCTCCTGCACTGGGTCTTTGCGTACTGGCTGCTGCTCGGGTTGCAGCACCGACTCCCAGTCAGGTATGCGGATGGCCTTCAGGAAGCGCTCGTGCGCCTCTCGCTGGTTGTACAGCTGCGGATGGCTGTCAGCCAGCTCCACGAGCGCCTGTCCCTGAGCGATCCTCTGCGTTGAGCTGAAGATGTTCGGGTCACTGATGGGGATCACGTCAACACGACCGTCGTAGTCGTTACGCATCACCACCGACTCTTCGTCTTCCACCTTGTACGGGTAGTTGTCTGGCAGGAACTCGTAGTTCAGCTCAGCTCGCAGCGAGAACTCTTCGGCTGCGGCCATTTGCAGTCGCCTGTGGATTGCAGAGAA